GGCAGATAAGATTGACGTAACCAAAGGGGGTACTATTGTTGACGGTATTAAATTGGGAGAGGAGAAAGCAAAAGGTGGTGTTGATCCAGACGCACTTACAGAATTTCTGAAAAACGAAGGTATAACTGATGAATTAAAAGATTCTGAAAGTGGGGATGATGACACAACCAACGCACAAGGTAATATTTTAGTTGATTCCGATGGTGATAATATAATAATATCTATAAAAGACTTCCTTAACCCTTCAGAAGTAGAAATAGATGGTAAAGTAGATAAAGATAATTTATTATCATATAAAGTAAGTGTAAATGGTAAAGGAACTATACCAGACTCAGGAAGGAATGTTGATACAAATAATACAGAGGTTTCAATCCCCAAATCCGAATGGAAATCAAGTGGTGGGGTATTTAACACTGTAATAGGAAAAACTGAGGAAACATTAGATGGTGAGTTAAAAGAAGCTAAAGAAAATTTGGAAGTAAAACAAACTGCAGTAGCTTCCAATGAGTCCGTAACCCAAAATATTAAGGACATTAAAGAATTAGAAAAGGAAATTGAAAAATTAGAAAAAGACTTAATAAAGGCTAAAAAACAACAACCAACAGTAAAGGTTACAGCATTTTTTACAAAAAATAAACAAGGAAGTAAGCAGACGGTAGAGTTTACTTATAACGGAACTGAGTTAATTAAATAAAAGGTTAGTCCCACATAAAAGAGTTTACTTATGGTGGAAAAGAATTAAAATTATAAAAATGGGAAATCAATATTTCGATAGATATCAAGACTTTAAAGTAGATGGTAGTTATAAACCACTACCATTTATAAAAATAGAACCTAAAAATTCTGATAAAACAGTAGTTTATAACGCTCAAAGAACTAGATTAGATAAACTAAGTCAACAGTATTACGATAACCCATATCATGGGTGGTTAATTTTATTGGCTAACCCTATTTATGGTGGTGTAGAAGAAAATATACCAGATAAAGAAATAATTAGAGTACCTTTTCCATTAACAGATAGTATACAACAATATATTAATGCGGTTGAAGAATATAGAAGACTCAACGGAATAGATTAAAAAAAAGTTATGGGTACTGAAAATGTAAAACAACAAGGTAGTTTATTTATTGTTGATCCCAACCCACCAGGTAGGGATATGATACCACCTGAAGACATGTTTATCTATGTCAAGTTTAGTGCAACACCAAGAAGTAGATTTATAGATGGTGGTGTTGAAAACGGAGTTGCTGATGAGGTAGATTTTATATCCACTAAAATAAAGTATGACTCATCAGGTGAATTAGACCCAAAATCTCAAAAAACATATTCAACAACTAGCTGGACAAATATAGGTGGGTTAGCTCCAGAAGAGAGTAGAGGGGTTTTAGAAGGTTTCGGTATAAAAAGTATTGATATTAAATACAACGCTAGTTTAGTTCCTGTTGTAGATATAACGTTTACTGATATTAGAGGGGCTGGATTATTTGACACCATTAAAGACAAAGAAAGGTTATCCCCATATAGTATATTTTTTAAGATGCCTTACCCAGTATTTAATTTATCAGTAAAAGGGTATTTTGGTCAGTCAATTGATTATTGCCTACATATGGTTAATTGGTCATCTAATTTTGATGGTTCGACAGGTAATTTTGATATATCTGCCAATTTTTTAGGTTTCCAACAAGCCTTTTTAAACGATATGAATATTGGGAATATTATTGGTACTGTCAATACACAGAGAGGATTTGATAATTTAGAAGAAATTTTTAATAAACAAGAAGCTAATGATGATGAACAAATAGGTAAAACAGAAACTACCAGCGCGACACTTGAGCAGATTCAAAATAACTCAGGTGTAAACACTAGAAAAATAGATGATTTTTTCACTAAGATAGCTAAATTACAAATAGATGTGGAAGTGTTAAAATCGGAAACAGATGAGTTAGATAGGTTAAAACAGATAAACACACAATTAAGTCAATTAAAGTCCATAAGGTCCTTCATCGGTGGACCCATACCAAAAACTAGTGATAGTAATAACGATGGTAAAATTGATAAGGATGAAAAAGCTTTTGGTCAAGGATCAGACACTTATCTATATAAATATAACAATAGAAGTGTTATAAGGTCATCGAAAATTGATGATCTTATATTACAAAGGGATAAAAATTATCTCTCTATTAGAGACTACTTGTTAATTAACTCAGTGCAAGAATCCGCATTTAAAATTTATATGGAAACATTACATGATTTAATAAAAAGTTATAAGGAAAATAACGAACTATTATCTGTAGCAGATTCTCCTGGAGAAACAGTAGATTCTCAGAATAAAGATATGTTGGAAAGTTTTAACATATCCGATTCGTCAGAAGATTATTGGAAAAATTTTGTAGTTAGTTTAGATGAAGATAGTAAAGTAGAACCGATAAAGTTACCTACAGTGTTAAGTAGTATGTCTTTACCGGGTAATAGTTTAAACCTTTTAAAAACATATGATAAATCAGCGCATGACACTAACAAATTTTTTAATATGGTTTCTTTTAGTGGTAAAGTAACTTCGCCTGATTTCTTTTACCCGAAAGGTAGTTCGTTATCAAAAGATACAAACGTAATAGTTGTAGATTTTAGGGAACAAAGAGAGAGGGTTCAAGGTGTGATAGAAGAACTAATAATCATTGCTAAAGAAGAGAAAGAAAAAGTTCAGAAAACGTTAAATGATGATATGACGAAAAAATTCCAAGAGGAATTAGGGTTTAGACCGACAATAGATAACTGTTTTAGGATTATTGCTAATAATACTCAAGCAATGACAGCAACAATTTGGGACATAACAAAAGAGTCGAGTGCTCCTGGGTTAAAAGACGCTAGAAGAGAAGCTCTACTTAATTTCCAAACAGATGTTCCCGAAACAATTACCGATCCTATTGCTTGGCCATCGGCTTATGTTGAAAATGATTCTGGTACGTTGGAGGAAATTTATCTTGGAGATGAAGATCATGTGTCAGATACATCTAGTTTCCCTGAAGTAAAATTTGTTGAAGAGGTTTTTACAAGTTTAATTGCCAAAACTAAATCCTTAGAACAAACTAGTAAGGCATCTGTACTTAAAAATGGGTTAGATACTGATAATTGGTTACCTATAAACCCCATTGATTATAAGATAAACCCATGGATTGGGTTCTCTACTAGAAACGATGATGGTGAAATGGATAGCTTTATTGCAGAAAACTTATTTACTAGGGTTGCAATTTTAAAAAATTATTCTAAATGGGGTACAACGTCTAGGTCACTAGAAAGCTTTGGTGCTTTAGATGGTATTGCGGCAAATAAGGCGTTTGTAACTCCGGATATTAGAAATATTTATAATACTAAGTTGAAAAAAATAAATGCGAATTTGAACTCTATATTAACTACTGAATTTGGTAGGGGGTTAAAGTTAGTCGCTGATGATTTTGTTTACACATCAAAAACCCCCACTACTATAGGTGGGATAAATATAGGGGGGACGAATCAAGGTACACCAAAAGAGTCAGTGGAATATATTTTATTTGATGAGAAATCAATAATTAATAATTCTAAAAGATTACCTATTGAGATAACACAAAATTCAAGATATAGTGCAATTAAAACTGATAAAATTACGACAGATAATAGTAGTGAGTATAGGAGTCAAGATTTAAGAAATAATAATATAACTACGTATTTGGGGTATAATGTTTGGGATAAAGAAGTCTCTATAGGGTTGAAGGGGATAGATAACGGAATATATAAAGATTTTAAAATAGATAGTTTATCTACTATTGATTTAACGGGAAGTACGACACCAGAAGGGAAATTTTTAAATAGAACAAATTTTGTAAGTGGTGATACTTGTCCGTACCCACAGTTTTTAATCCAAAGTGATTTTTATACTGTTCAAAGTGATAGAGCTAAAGCTATTTTACTATTATCTACATTACCATTTAAAACTTTCAAAGAGGCGGTATTAGGTGCAGCTTTTCCTAATGGAAAATATGAGAACGCAAAAATAATTAACCTACCACTATATTACGCGTATTTTATAGGTGGACTCCTATGGAAAAACAAAGAAGGGGATATTGATTGGGAATTTACACCATCAAATGGAGGTTGCGGGTATTCAGATTTTTCTTCTCCTAATAATTGTTATTTAACAAAAGTCGGTTACCAAGCTTTAAATGGTAATACTTCCGATTTACCTTTAGAAGATGAATTGTTAAATATACCTGCAGCGACAAAAGAGTTACTTATTAAAAAATTCACCGATTGGGCAGATAAATCCAAATTCAAATCTTTTGAACAAGATATGAAAGTTTACAGGTCTAATACTACACATTCCGAGACACAGATATCGAAAGCTGCAAGGGAGATAAAAGCCAGACTATTAAAAATTACCAGTATGATAGTTTTGGCTCCAGGAATTTTCGAACCAAATGGTATACCAGAAAACCTTAAAGCTAGTAGGTCAGAAATACTAGCCTATATAAAAAGTTTTTTAGTGACATACTCTAATATAGAAAATGGTAAAAAAGAAACAGCTCAAGATGACTCAGAATCAGAAATAAGTGCAAACGCAACTACGAATAAAATAAAATTACAGATTTATAATTATTTTAAAAATATAAACGATAAGTGGGTTTCAGATACAAAACAATGTTTTAATGTTTGTGGTGGTTCAGGTGGAGATGGTAACAGATCTTTATATGATTATTTTAAGTTTATTGATAGAGGTTGGAATGAAATTGGACATAAAGCAACTATAAATTTAAGCAGTTTTTTAACTTTAGGGAGTAACCTACAAACAAGTGTATATTTCTTTATGTCAAAATTATTAAGAGATAGTAATTTCTTACTTCAGATACTACCCACATTTGTAAATTATAAAGACGCTGAAGAAGTGTCTAGAATGTTTAAACCTGTCACTACACTTCAGAATAATAAGTCTTCGGGTCCAATGTATTGTGGTATTTATATTGGTGCAGCCTCAAAAGCTTTGGATATTGGTGAGAAAAGTACGTACGCGTTTGCCAATGACGGATTCTCCTTAGATAGTCCACCTTCTGATATGATTAAAGAGGGTGATAATTCATTAGTTGCGTTTAGAGTTGGGTTTGGTGCCGAAAACCAAACGATATTTAAAAACGTCTCTTTAAACCAGCAAGAACATAAAGAAACTGGTGAATATTTTAAGGCATTATCAGAATTGGTAGATAAAAGAGGGGGAACCCAAAAGGTATATCAAGGTACGGATTTACTTAAGTTATTTAAAACTAGGTCATATACATGTAAAGTAGACGCATTAGGTTGTATGAACATACAACCATTAATGTATTTTAATTTAGAAAACGTTCCGTTTTTTAATGGGGCATATTTAATAACTAGTGTAAATCATAGTATATCCCCTAACCATATGACTACAAATTTTACAGGTGTTAGACAATCTAAATTTATAAGTGAACCTAATGAAGAAATATTGGCAGATTTAAATCTAGATTTAAATGAAACAAATGAAATACCTAAAATTGAACTTATTAATAAAACGTCTAAAAACGATACATATAAAATAGGTGTATTAGACCCTCAAGACCGTTTTGATTTTGATACAAAATGGAAGGTAAGTAACTTTAAAGAAATGGGGGTAGACTTTAATTATGTAACTGGATTAAGTTCATTTGGAGAAGACGGAATACAAAGTGATTTAAATGGTGTTAGATTTTTTATGGAAAAACAGGGTATTTATACTAATTCCCAAGTGTGTATGTTTGTTGCAAATGTGATGGTACAATCGAACTATTTAGGGAATGATACCATCAGTTGGAGTAGTGAAGACGATAGTATTAAAGAGTCGGAATTTGATAATAGTACAATATATTCAGGTAAAACAATGTTTTATGGTGATAATTCTACAATACCTGCTGATAACCCATTTAAAGATATATTAAGTATTCCAGCTAACAACCCCAAAGGGATATTAGGTAGTACCCCATCATATACTGGGTCTGGAGATAATAACGTTGCTTACGTTTCGGTAGGAGATAGTGAGTATGAAGAAGTTAACACAATTTCCACAAAAAGTTCTACGGGTGATGAGATATCAGATGAAGCCTTCGTAAAGATAGCGGCTGCAAAATTAAAATATTATAATATATATCCTGGTGATGGGTGGAGATTTAAACCTAGAGGATATTTATATATTACGGGAAGAAGAGAATATTTTGAATATAGTAAATCTCCTTTAGGTTTTTCATCGGTGTTTATTGAACCATATACTTTAGAAAATAATTTTATCGAATCCTTTAATGCAGCAATTTATGTTTGGAAAACTAAAAAGCCAACCAACGAATCGACTTTAAAGGGTCCATATAAAAATTCGTATGACGCAGCTGGTGGAAATGGGACAGATAAGGAGAGGGATGGTACCTCTTCAGATTTCGCACTAACTAATGAGATATCGTGCACCAAGGTAACACCAGAAGAAGCGTATAACGCTTTTGAATCAGTTTTATTGGCTTTTGACTTAAAAGATGATAATAATCCATAAATATATTAACTTTTTAAAATAAAATCACTATATTTGTAATTATGTACGTTGGAAATATAATAACAAGTTTAAAATTAGAAGAAGAAAACTTCAATATCTGTAACGATTTAGATTCTATAGATAATGATTTATCTACATTAATAATCGGTTGGGATAACGCAAAAGAGTTTATTGGGGATAACATTTCTATTATCCATAAAAAGATAAACCGAAAATTATACTGGACATTTAGTAAAAAGGAAAGAAAGGTTGACTTTGAAGTTGATTTAGAAAAATTTAAAGAGGTATGTTTTAATACTTTTGGTGATAATATTCCGTATGTTTATTTGGATATTTTACATGGAAAAAGTAGGGTAAATAAAAAAATAATAAAAAAGATTTTATCATTAAGTGACTCAGTTATTTATATAAGTAATAAAAATATGGTGTACGTTTATGGTGAAAACATAATATTTGGTATAGATTTAAACATAATAGAATATAGTTCCATAAAAAAAGAAAAAATATTAAATCGGATTAAAAATTTAAATAATAATGTTTTGGTTTCTGATGAGATATTTAATAAATGTAAGGGTTTATTATATAAGATAAAATATAAAAATAAATTGATACCTTACATTTATAAAAATGGAGAATTCGGATAAAAGTATAACACTAGCATCTTTTGTTTATTTAGATAAAGTTGATAGTTTTAAAAAATACCTTTTAAAAAGGTTTGGTATCGATGACGATAAAATATTTCAGTATAATTGTGATGAGGATAATAAAAAAATTCTTACATATAGAATATATCTCAAGGAACATCAAAACGTTGATATAACATCGTTTTTCCCCACAACCATCATTGTACATAAAAAAGGTGTCTGTTTTTACACCATAAACGCATTAAATTTATTAATTGAAAGTCTTAGTGATTCTGAATCTGGTAATATAAATTATAAAGATTTTAAAATAGATTGGGATAACTACCAGAATAAAATAATCATTGTTAAAAGAGGTGAATTAAAAATAATGGGGATAGAACGGGATTTTTCTGAATAATTTTATATTTATAGTTAAAGAAGTATTATGGATAATATAGACGACACAAACGAAAAAGACGTTCTTAAGAAAAAACTAGATAATTTCTTGGGTGACAACGATACTGAAGAAAAAGAGTGTATAGGTGACGAATGTTTAATCAACGATGGTAAAGAAATCGTTGAGAGGGTAAATAAAGTTTACAAAACAAATGATGGTAGACAATTATTAATGTAATAGAAATGAATAAGAAAGAATTATTATCTGAAGAATTAAAAAGACACCAACAATTATTGGAATATAGTTTTTATGTTCCCGAAGAAACTGATAAAAAAGAAAATTTTTTATTTGACGAGATTTTAAATGAACAAGATCCAGTTGGGGATGAAGAAACTGATGATACAGTAGAGGACCCATTTGCGGCTGATGCTGCTGGTGATGAAACACCAGAAGGTGAAGAAACTGATACTCCAGTAGAAGACCCATTTGCGGTTGATGCGACTGGTACTGAAGAAACTGACCCATTTGCCGATGCTGGTGAAGGTGCTGAAGTTGAAGATGAATTTGCTTCAGACGATATGGGAGGAGAAGAAACTGTTGAGGTAGATGTTACAGATATAGTTGATAAAACTGAAGAAACAAAAACATCTGTAGATGGTATTAATACTAAAATGGATGAGCTATTGGGTAAACTATCAGATTTAGAATCCCAAGTAGGAGGAATGGATCAGGTAATAGGTAAAATAGATGATTTAGAAAAAGAAATCGAAAAAAGAAACCCTACACCAGTAGAAAGGTTAGAAATGAGGTCAATGGATTCGTTTCCATATAGTGTATCCTTAACTGATTTTTGGTCAGATAAAGAAGGGTATGAAGCAACCGAAGAAGAAACTGAATATACGTTAACTCAGAGCGATGTTGATAATTACGATAAAAAGGAAATAAGAGATTCCTTTACTTCTAATAACGAAGAAGACGAAGAATAGTAACTATGAAAATATCTTTGACGGAGGAAATAGATAAAATTAAGAGACTCTATTCTTTTCAGAAAGGAGATAGGTTACTGACGGAACAAGATAATTTACCTGGTCCGAATTTTTTACAAATACAAAAATTTTTAACATCTAAGGGATATGATACTGGAAAACCAGGGTTTGGTGATAAAGTTGCCAAATCGTTGGGGGATTATCTTTTTGGTGAATGGAGCAATGTCGAAACAGTGAAAAATTTAAGCGATACGTTACAACAATTAGGGTATAATACAGGTGAAACGGATGGTTTTGGGGATAAATTCGCAGGAGCTGTGTCAAATATTATAAAGGCAGTCGAATCTAAAACAGAAAATTATGGTGTTAAGTTAAGTACACTAATATCTGAGTACATTGAGACACCTGATATCCAAGAGATTATAATTCCATTGGTTAATGGGGAACTTAATAAAGAGGTTGGAAGTGTATTATATGATGAGTCTTTTAGTGAAAAAGTGGGAAGTGGTTTGGGGTATTTTAATGTTACTATAAAAATTACATTAACACAAATTAAGATTGATACGTTAACAGCTAATTATATTAGTGGGGGTGCAACCTTTAATGTGGATATTAATGTCCCAGACGGATTGTTTAAAATGAATCGATTAATAGAGGTGAGTGCAGATATTAAAGGTAATTACAAGTTATTCGAAACTAACTTAAATATTGGTTTAGATATAATATTGGAAAAACTTTTAATGAACACAAATTTGGTAAAGATACCAAAAACTACTTGGGGTATAAAGATAAGCAATAATAAACTAATAGTTGATAGGGGGAATGTAGATTTTAACCCTTTGATGGATGGTACTACTTCATTAGGTGATTTTACTGTAGCAGAAATTGACACAATTAGGTGGTCTGAAGCGTTAATAGGTGATCAAATAACCATACCTAAAAAAACATTAAGAGATTCTTTTGTTAATATTGTCAGTAATGATCCTAATACCGTTAAAGACTCGAAATTAAATATTATAAAGAATTTACAGATTACCCCTAACGAAAAATTGTCCAAGGACGCTTCAAACTTTTCTGGGAAATAACGTAAATAACCAAAATACATAAACTAATTTAAGATACTTATTGACTTTTTAATGTTTTATTACTATTATTGTTAAATAAACATTAAAAAAAATAAAAATGAGTAAAAAATTAGACGCAATTCTTTCACAGTATGAAAAAAATACTGAATCGAAAGGAAAATCAAAAATTTCTAACGAAGATAGACTTAAAAAGTACTTCACAGAAAAATTACAGAAAGGTGTAAAATCTGCAACCAGAACCTTTAGAATCTTACCTGGAAAAGGTGAGGAATCTCCATTTACTGAAGCTTATTTCCACGAGAAAGAGTTAAATGGTACATACCCTAAAACATATTGTCCTAAACTTAATGATGGAGAACATTGTCCATTATGTGAAGCTAGAAGTGCATTATTGGAAGATGGGTCAGAAAAGGCTAAAGAATTGGCTAAAGGGTTAAATCCTCGTAAATGGTACGTTGTAAAAGGTATCGATAGAGATAACGAAGATGATGGTGTTAAGTTTTGGAGATTTAAACATAAGTGGACTGGAGACGGTGTTATGGATAAATTAATCCCTTTATTTAAATTAAAAGGTGATATCACTGATCCAAGAGAAGGTAGGGATATCGTAATTGTCGCTGGAAGAAATGACAAAAACCATTCTGTCGTTAATTCTATTATGTGTGATGATGTTGCAATCTTAACTAGTGATACCGCAAAGGCGAATGACTGGATGGGTAACGAAGAGACATATAAAGATGTTTACGCTAAAAAGTCACTTGAGTATTTAGAAATTATTGCTACGAATAAAACGCCTATTTGGGATTCGGAACAAAAGATTTATGTTGCTGAAGAAGACAAAGAAGAGGCTGAATCCGCTTCATTAGAAAAAGAGATTTCATTTATGTCAGACACCTCAGAAAGTTCGGAAAAAGAAGATGTATTCGTTACAGATTTAAATTCTAAAGATTCTGATGAAGACGAACTACCATTTTAATATAAAATAATATATGGCTAAGAAACCTTTAAAAAAGAAAACATCTGATTTTTCTTCTATAAGAAAAAAGTTTTCCTCCTCTGAGAGGTATAAAGAACAAAAGTACTTTGATTTGGGGGAAGCCTTCCAGAAGGCTACAGGTATACCTGGACCCGCTATGGGGCAAATTAATATGATGTTAGGTCATTCTGACACAGGAAAAACTACCGCACTTATACAAGCTGCGGTAGACGCCCAGAAAAAGGGTATCTTACCGATATTCATTATTACTGAACAAAAATTTAGTTTTGAACACGCCAGACAAATGGGGTTAAAAACTGAATACGTTGAGGAAATAGATGAAACAACTGGTGAGGTTACTGGTTTTTGGGATGGATTCCTATTATATAAGTTAGGATTTGACTATATTGAACAAGCTTTTGAATATGTAACGGAAGTTTTAGATGGACAAAAGAATGGGGAATTACCTCACGATATACTATTTTGTTGGGACTCTATAGGTACTATACCTTGTAAAATGAGTTTTGATGGGAAAGGTGGTAATCAACATACCGCTAGAACTATATCTGAAAAATGGGGTATGGGAATGGCTCAGAGGATTACATCTTCGAGAAAAGAATCATCCCCATACACTAACACTATGATATTCGTAAACCAGCCTTGGGTAGAGTTACCAGATAATTCATTTGGACAACCTAAAATACAACCAAAGGGCGGTCAATCAATATACTTATCTTGTGCGTTAGTATTCTTATTTGGAAATCAAAAAAATGCTGGAGTATCTAAACTATCTGCCACTAATAAAGGTAGAAAAGTTAATTTCGCTATTAGAACTAAGGTTGGTATACATAAGAACCATATGAATGGTTTAGGGTTTGCTGATTGTAGAATATTGGCAACAACACATGGTTTTATTGAAGACGATAAAAAATATATTGATCAATATAAAGACGAACAGAAAACTTATTGGTCTGAAATATTTGAAAATGTTGGTAACGATGTGTTAGATTTTGATATTGTCTCTGATAACGAATATATTGAAGCACCCGTAGATTATTCTGATGATTGATTGTTTAACCACATAAGATATGATCGGTGAAACTACCTAACAAGAAAAAAACTTACTCACACACTTTATTAGTTGACGGTGACTCGTTATTAAAAACCGCCTATTTTGGAGCTAAAAATCTTTATAATAAGGATGTCCACATAGGCGGTATTTTTCAGTTCTTAACTATGTTAAGGAAGATAATTAAAGAATATCGTTTTGATAGGGTATATGTCTTCTGGGATGGAAGATTTAGTGGTAGACTAAGGTATGACATATATAAGGAATATAAGTCCAATAGAGACAAAGATTTCTATAATGAAACACCACAAAGTGATCCAGATTTATATATTCAGAAAGAAAGGGTAATGTCTTATTGTGAGGAACTATTCATCAGACAATATAAAGATGAGATAGTTGAAGCTGATGATTCCATAGCGTATTATGTATCTAAGATAAAGGATAATGAAAAAGTTGTCATTCTATCCAACGATAGAGATTTATGTCAGTTGATTGATGATAGAGTGGGGATGTATGTTTTAAACTTAAGAACTATTGTCACTAAAGATAATTATTTGAACTATTTTGACCATCACCCCACCAATCTTAAACTAATAAAGATGATTTCTGGTGACGTTAGTGATAACATAAAAGGGATACAAGGTATTAGTGAAAAAACTATTAAAAAATATTTTCCAGAAATTGTTGAAAAAACTTTGACATTGGAAAATATTATTAGTAAGATTGATACTATACAAAACGAAAGAAAAAATAGATTGAAAACATTAGATAATATAATAAATAGAGTTACTGTTGGTGTACAAGGTAAAGATATTTACGATATTAATGAAAAGTTAATCAATCTTAAGAATCCATTACTAACAGAGTCTTCAAAAGAAGAATTAGATTATTTATTTGAAACCACTATTGATCCAGAGGGTAGAGAAGTAAAAAATGTGATTAATATGATGATTGAAGATGGTTTAATGATGGCGTTACCAGGAGGAAGAGATGGGTATATAAACTTTTTACAACCATTCCTAAGAATTATAAAAAAAGAGAAAAATTATTATTTAAAAACAAAAACAGAGAAAGATGAAAAAAGTGTATAAAACATTTCCGTATGAATTTTTATTTCAAATAAACGGAAACCCAATTGTAGGAAGAAACTTCCCAGTTTATAATTTCAATAAGAATTCATTATCTTCAATAGAGATAAAAGAGTTAGTAGATGATTGTGTAGATATTATTAAAACACATTTTAAAAATAAAACATATGATTATATGTACAAATACTATAACCCATATTTTTATACTACCGCTGAAGAAGTTGTAACTACAGAGTTTGAGACAAAGGGTATTTACGAAGAAGAAGACTTTTTCACTTTTCAGATATTACATAAGAAAAGAATTGTAGGGGAAAAGATTTTTACTGGAAATGACTTCCCACCAAAAGTAAGATATGATGTCGATATAAGAAAAATTTTACCTAAAATCATTGATCAAATTCAACAGGGGTTAAGTCAGAAAGATTATACAAAAAAATATTGTGATTATGACTTAGACTGCATATTTATTAATAAATAAACTAATAGAGTTATGGATAAAAAAGAAGTTAAGAATTTAGGTTATTTAGGGTATAGTTTTCAGATTAAGTTAGTTAAACAAATTGTTGAAGATACTAAGTTTTCAGAAAGTATCTTAGACATTATTTCACCGAATTATTTTGATAATGAGTATATTAGATTAATCATCGCTAGTGTAAAAGATTATAAAGATAGTTATGAGACTATACCTACATATGAGACTATAAACCAAATTATTAAGTCTGAAGTTAGAAGAGACATTGCCAGAGAGTCGGCTTTAGAAATGGTTAAAGAAGTACTAAACTCTGATAGTAAAGATTGTTTACATACACAAGAAGTTGCCATTAAGTTCTGCAAACAACAAGAACTTAAGAAGGCTAATCAGAAAATCCAAAAGATTTTAGATACAGGAGATTTTGATAGATATGAAGAGTGTGAAGAAATATTAAAACAAGCTTTAACTATTGGTGATATTACCGATGATGGAATTGATGTGTTTCACGCCATAGAAGATGTTCTTAGCGATGACTTTAGGTCACCAATACAAACTGGTATAGTAGGTTTAGATAACCTTATGGATGGTGGATTAGCTAAAGGTGAGTTAGGGGTTATATTAGCACCATTTGGTGTAGGTAAAACAACATTAGTTACTAGAATGGCTAATACTGCTTATAATTTAGGATACAATGTAGTTCAAATCTTTTTTGAAGATAATCCAAAAGTTATACAGAGAAAACATTTAACATGTTGGACTGAAATACCTTTAAGTGATTTAA